GCTGATTCATTCAGTAATTCGGGTGGTTCAATTAAATCCATTGTATCTTCTGTTGTAATTAATCTATAATTTTTGGATTTAAGTAAATGTTGATTTATTGCCCGTACTAAATTCAGATCATCCGTTTCAATTTTTAATTCAAATTTTGATTTTTTCATTTCTTTCTTTTATACTCCGAAATTTCGCGGTATGCCTTTTTAAGTTCTTCTTTTAAAGAAGCAATTTCTATTTCTAAACAACCGCGCATTGCAATTTCATTATTTGCTTTTTCTACAGCCTTTTCAAATTTCTTACAAATGACATTATATTTTTCGAGATCGATTACTTGTGGTTGCATATTTGTATTCCTTTACCATCTTATTTCGGAGAATCATTTTTGATTTCTCTAAATCAATATTTATAAAAGGAGAATATTTCTGAATTTTCAACCAGAAGTTTTTCCAAATAACATCGGTTAAACGCCTGTCAAATACTCTACCGAAATCCAATATACGATCTAAAATGATAAATGTTTCTAAACTAATTACTTTTTGTAATGCCATTTTTACTATAATCGGATGATCAAAATCTTTAATTCGGAAAAGATCATTAAATTCAAATCCATTGGTTTGCATCCATTCTAATAATCCGGTACATTCTTCAGAAAAATGGTATGAAAGACTTTCAATTCTTTTTTGCCATTCGGCATATATTTCTTCAGATGATTTATCTAAAAGAAAATCTCCAATCCACATTCCAGGATTATCTACAAAATTGGCAACAAATAAATCAATTAATTTGGCACGCGAATACTTTTTACATATTCTATAGAAAAAAGATTTATCATCACGGGATTCAAATGAATTGGTAGTTAATCTTGTTTTACCATTAAATTTATGGAAATCAAAAGATGGATTATTAAAATGAGTCTTTACAGCCACATAAATTTCAAAGGCTTCATATGGAGACATTTTATAAAAGTTCTTTTACATCCAATACAATACAGAAATTTTTATTTTCTTCACAACCAGAAAATCCAACCATATACAATTCTTGTCCGGTTTGTTCACGACCTAATCTATATGCATACCATAACGCATCAAGTGCTACATCACCGGCCAACCGCGATTCTTTATCCATTTCAAATGTAATTTTCATTTACTTTCCTCCATATACAATAAACCATACATAACCAGTTGTTGACAATAACAGGATCTTATGTTTACAATAATTATGCATTGAGTTGACAAACAAATCGAGTAAAGTTTACAATACAATCATGATTTGTCAAACTTGCCAGAGTTGAGTGCCGCCAAAAGCTTTTCCTTATCAATCGGCCGGTAACCATCAACAACCCAACCACTACCCATATAGTCCCAAGTTGTACCATTCATTGACACCAATCCTCCAAGAGACACCACATACACGCCTGGGTATTCCGGATTGTCCATCCCTATAGACGCGGAATACTGTGGCAACTCTTGGCAGGGATATTTCGGATTACCCATAAACATGTCTCCATCCCTTAACTCAGACAAAACTACAACACGTTGCGGATTCTTATCGCTACCATATGGATAGACGCGACACGCCCGTTCCAAGAAGTAGTCCAATGCGTTGCTAACAACTTCTATTAAACCAAAAACAAAAAGAAAAGTTCCGAACAATATCCATATTGTCACCATACCATATCCTCCCAATAACTGTATCATAATTTCATTAACTTTCTTTTAGATGCCGATACTTCAATTTTTTCTTTCATTGTTTTACTCAATAATTTTGGAATTGTTTCAAATTCAATATCGAATTTTTCACATAAAGTTACTACAGCATCTAAATAATCCATTCGATCATATTTTACCAATTTTTCAATTTCTAATGCAAATGTCGTTGGAGTCAGTTGATATAATGGAGAATCTATAAATAACATATCAAATGATTCATCTGTTGATTTCTTTTTCATTTCAATCTAACCAATCAATGCGGATTTTTGTATCAAATTCTTTAGAATACATTTTTTCCAATCGCTTGGTAAAACCATCATAATTCTCATCATCCATAAGTTCATAAACATCTGACCAACGCATTCCAATTTCAATTTTTTTATTTTTCATATTGTATTTTTCTCTTGTTTGCTTTGTCATAATCAACATCAATACTATTATAACACATAATAACAAGAAATGCAACTACTTATAAAATATATGATCTTGGATTCGAATTATTTTTTTACAATGCCAGTGTGGATGAATATATACTGCATGGAAAAATAATGCACCATGTGTAGGATCATCATAATCATAAAAATTCCAATACATATTTTGTGCTAATTTAAAAGATGTAATATATTGATTCCAATATTTTATACGACTGGAAATAAATGTAAATTGTTTACGGCCATTTATTCTTTGGTTTATTACCTCACACGGAGTCATATTATATTTTTGCGCTCGATTGAATATTACAAACGCAACTGCTTCTTTTCCAAGTGTATTTTGATTTCCAGCCTCGTAATAAATCGCTTGAGATATACATGTCACTTGTTTATCTATGAACGTTTGGCTATTTAATGGTAATAATAGAAACACGGATAATATAATTGTTTTCATTATGGTATTTATGGTCGGTTGGAATTTAATTTAGAAATTTCAAATCCATTTTTTAATAAAAGACTTCTCAATAATTCCGATGGAGGATATAGTTTTCGGCGTTCAATAGGATTCTTTCCTTCATCTAAATTTAATAATATTCCGTGTTTGGATAAGCATTTTATTCCAAGAATATCTATAATTTTAGATTCCAATGAATATGCTTGTCCTTCTGTTAAATTTTCTTGAATTTTAATAGGAAGTAAATCTTTTTTATGTAGAATTAATTTACTTCTAACCTTTCGGTGAGAATCATTCCTATTTAAATCAAGAAATCTATCAGCAACACCTTTACCAACATAAATAGGTTCATATTTCAATTTAAATTGGCTACCACAAAAAATATGTTTTATGTTGGTTATATTTAATGGTATTTCAGGATTACAATGAACATATACATAATATTTTGGAGTTAAATCACAGGAGTTATATAAATCATCTAAATTAGTATTTAAAATGGATTCAAATATTGGATAAATTTTATCCATATTATATTTAGAACCATTAAAATTTATTTCTCTATATCCAATCTCACGTAATAATTTTTTCCGTCTTTTTTGTAAATTTGTGATATTCTTTTTTAAATCCTTTAAAGAATTCCAATCTACAATAATGTTTCTATTTTCAATAATACCTTTATTTTTTAATTCCATAAAAATCTTTCTTTATGGAATTTGATTACAAGGCTCCATAAAAAACCCTGCTACTTAACAGCTTTTACGCTGCTAATGGTAGTTCGAAGTTGTCTTCGTTGTTTATTGTTTTCTTCTGATTACGGACAGTTGCTACACCGTGCTATCCCCTATCCTGATATACGCCAATCGATACCTTGACGCCCCCATAATTGGTAAATCATGGAGAGTTTTGGTGGAGGCGGGGGTAATCGAAACCCCGTCTTGTTCGTCATCCAAATAAGATCATATAGCAATATCGTTTAATCGGTATAAGAACAACCGACTGTTAAAGTTTCAGCATCATCATATTTCTCCAATTTTAATAGCCGCTTAGTATGATAACGTAATTTTCTTACTGCTTTATCCATTTCAAATCCATAACCTGCATGAAGTCCGTAAGTACATGTTCTACATCCACAACGAATAATTAATTTTCTACGTGCCATTTGACGCTCCTTTAAGGTTAACTTAATACGTCATATGGAACCTCCTAATTAAAACATGACTACCTTTTGTCGCTCTCGACCTTGATTGCGACGAAAACGCCAGGATCAGGAACCCACGCGGCAACTTCCCCGTCATGCGGTTTTACTTCTCCCGTAGACCACTCCTGTATGTCCTTCATTTTCAATTTCGCATTTTTGAAAACGAGTTTTGCGCCCGCCAACACAGCACGTTCAAGCGTTGCCATACTCATCTGCATTCTCCTTATGCTCGATATACTCAGGTATTATAATTCCCTAAAATTTGCTTCTGGTATATGGTCGTTGCTGCCCTAAAGCCCACCATAATATGCAGGCCGCATATGCCCACTGTCCTATACACTTTAAACGATACCAAAACTTACAAATGTCAGCGGAGCAGGATTTGAACCTGCGAAGTGTCCTGCGCCCAAGGCAGGCGGCTTAAACCAAACTGGCCCATCCGCTGTAACTCATCAAAATGTAACCGAAGACGTAATAACCGCCCCGGCAAACCAATAAATCATGCGTCTATAATCACCTGAAAATCCATACATAATAGACGCCCCAAGACTTTCTAAAATTATCAATCCTGGAAATAAGTATTTTTGTATTTCATTCATCATAAATTAAGTATATCACTTCTATTTATGGATGTCAATAACTAGTTTTTGTAAATTCTGGTTCAAAATTTAAAAGATTTAATTTTATATGTCCGTCACATTCATAAATTCGACCACAATTACCACATCTGATATGATAACAAAAATCTCCATCATAATGTGTACGTTCTCCACATTCACAATGTATGTCTAAACAAACATCAGTACCTTTCCATTGTACCCATCCAAAAGGTATTGTTTTATTCCCTGATTTTAGCGAAGGGAAATTTTGATCGATTTCATTTTCATTCATAATTCCTCATCTTCCATTGTACTACCTGATATTGGACAAGTAGTTTCTAATTTAAGTGGCTGTAACTTCTTTCCAAAAGTTAAAATAGTTACCCAAATACTACCACCAAATAATATCTGTAATCTCTCCGACCAAGATAATTTCCAACGGGTTACCCTCAATCCTTCCGGACCTTTCCAGGCAGGAAGTGTTAAATATTGTGGTTGATTTTCCGCAATCATCAATATTTCATTATCTGGTAATTTAAAACCAGGAATTATTTCTTTAGTTGGTTCCATAATTTAATTATCTAATCAATTTTGGAAATACTGATTGTACCAATTCTTTGGTTAATAATGGAATTTCCAGATCATGTCGGAAAATACAACCGACCAATGCAGCCTCAGTAGGATGAACAGATTCTAATAATTGAATTAGTAATTGTTCTTTTTTATCATGATCTATTTTCTTTGAATCCATAAAAATATATAACCGGCGCATTTCATTTGTTAAATTATTTGGACTCAATCCAAGTGGCCCCGGATCCGGTTTAAAATCTGGTAATTCAGTGAATGAAAAATGTGAATTTGGATGAAAAACATATTGAAACATCATCTTTAATGCGGGTGATTGGTACTTCCAAATCTCTTTTTTTAATTCATCTTCTGTAGTACATGCTCTAAATTTTGCCAAAATTTCTGGTATCGTAAACGTCATAGTAAGTTCCTTTATAGTTCTATCTGTCATCTTTAAAATTCCTGTATCTTATCCATCAACTCCACTAATTGATATTTAATAAAATACGGTACTAATTTCTTTCTATCAATTTCAAATGGTTTTTCCCATTCATCAATAATTTTTTTCTGTATTTCTATGGGAATGAAATCAAAATCAATCAATTGCTGATTACGTTTATACCCATGGAGCATTTTAATATCACAAAAATTTTCTGGATTTGATTCTTTAATCCATCTGGTTAAATCATCTTTACGAATAGTTATTTGCCGAATGTGGTTTATTTTCGAATCATCCGCAGATCGGAAATTTGGAATACCATCATCACCCGCAACCATAATATGTGCCCGTAAATCTTCTATTGGATTTTTGGATATAAGAAATTGTTTCTTTACAGGCGCATATTGACTTACATTTGGATATTTTTGTAATTGTAAAAAGTCTTCATCACCACTTAAAATTAAGATTTTTTCCGCTTTATATTCCCGCTTGGCAATTACTGCGGTAATATCATCAGCCTCCGCCCCAGCCACTTCAATTACTTTATATGGAAAATATTCACGGAGTTCAACTTTAATTTTATTTATACAATCAAAAATAAGATTCCAATCCAATACAGAATCTTCTCTTTTCTGCTTTCTATCACCTTTATATTGCGGAAATACTTCTTTACGCCAATAATGTCTGTTATCCACACAAATAACAATTTCACCAAATTTATCTTTAAATTTGGTTCTATACATCCGAATAGAATTTAAAATCATGTGACGGATAAGATCCTCATTAAGTGGCATTTTAGTTCCTGGCATTCCAGGAAACTCATGTTCTTCCAATTCTTCATTTACCCTTTTCAGGTTTTTAATATTCATAAATATGTTACTGATACATATTTGTGAAAGATCTAATAATATCATATATTTGCTCATTATTATTATATCATTATTTTACTGAAATGTCAAGGGATTAGGGCCAGGGTGGTCCCTGCGCGCCATTAAATAAATGCTCATTACGTGCGTTTACAAGCGCAAGGTTCAATCGCAACACATCAAGCGATACTTTGTACTCATTTTAATCAAAATCATCAAATGTAATCGTTGGTGTA